GACTCACTGCACCGGGCGTTGTTCGCACCGTGCATGAGTTCAAAGGAGGTATGTACAAAAATCTCACCATTAATACCTTTGATGGTATGTGTGGCGCAACACTCATTTCGGAAACGAATGGGTGTGCCATAATTGGTGTTCATTTAGGTGGTACGGCAGGTACTCCCGTTGGTTGCTATGGTAGTATACTACAGCAAGATCTTTTCACAGCATTTTCAGAATTAAGGAAGATCGAGGGAGTTATTTTGTCGGGTTCAGCCGGTGAATTTGAGACAGAGCTTTTAGGTGTGCAATTATTGAAGAAAGATGACCTACACAAGAAGAGTCCCCTTAAATATTTACACCATGATTCCCAAGTGGAATATTTTGGTACTTGTCCAGGGCGCTCAATCACTAAGAGTGATGTGAAGGTTACTCCGATAAGTGAAGCAATTGAAGAAGTTTGTGGCATTCGTAATATTTACCATGGACCAAAGCTTCATCCAGATTGGTATGGTTGGCAAACATGTCTCTCCAACATGGCCTTACCAGCACACCCCTTTCCCCACGACTTGCTAGAAAAAGCAGTCGTGGACTATAAGGAAGACCTTTTACCAGTGTTCAAAAATAAGTTATGGAACACTGCGAGACCACTCACTGACCAAGAGAATTTGTGTGGTGTAAAAGGAAAGAAATTTCTTGACGCGATTAAGTTGAATACTTCCATCGGCTTTCCGCTCTCTGGACCAAAGCGTGACTTTGTAGAGGAGCTTGAGCCAACTGAAGAATTCCCTAATAATAGGAAACTTGATGACGTCATAATGGAGGAAATCCAAAGACTGGAATCTTGTTACAAGAAAGGTGAAAGGGGTTACCCAATAGCTAAAGCTTGTAAGAAGGATGAAATCCTGTCTAAAGACAAGTGTCGAATTTTCTTTGGAAATTCTTTACCCTTAACATTTTTGATTAGAAAGTATTATTTGCCTATTCTTCGAATATTGCAAATGAACCCGCTTGTATCAGAATGCGCTGTTGGCATTAATTCCCACGGACCCGAATGGGATGAATTCCATAAACATGTTACTAAACATGGAATGGACCGACTATTCGGTGGTGACTACGCAAAGTATGATCAGAAACTTCCATCTCAGCTAATCTTAGCTTCACTGCGTGTGTTGATAGATTTTGCTAGAGAATGTGATTATTCCGAAGAAGATATTGTAGTCATGGAGGC